GCATTAACATTTGCAGGATCACAAGTAACTGGAATAGGTACAATAGTTGGCGGTAGTGGTTATACAGATGATGTTTATTATGATGTAATTCTTGATTATGATACAGATGTATATGCATTCGTATCTGTTACTGCAGATGTAACCGTATCAGGTGGAACTGTAACTGATGTAAGCATTACAGATGGTGGTAGTGGATATGTTGTTGGTGCTGAATTAATTATTAGTCCTGATAATGAATATGAAGGTTTATTGGCTGGTTCTGGTTTTCATGTTCCAGTAACTTCAGTATCAACTGCTGCAGCAAATAATACAATTATTGGTCGTGGTGCAGCACAATTAAGAAGAACTGGTTCTAATAATACAATGATTGGTTATTATGCTGGAAGAAATGGCATGGCTGGTTCTGGCAATGTATTTATTGGTAATCAGGCTGGTCAAAATGAGCAAGGTAGTAACAAACTATATATTGATAACTCAAGCACATCATCACCATTAATATGGGGAGATTTTGATGCCAACAGAGTTAAGATTAATGGTCAATTAGAATTAACACAAAAGACTCCATCTTCTGCTTCAGATACAGGAACTACTGGAACAATCGCATGGGATTCAGATTATATTTATATTTGCACAGCAACCAACACATGGAAGCGAGTTGCAATTAGTTCTTGGTAATGCTATACTAAGAATAGTCCCTGACTCGCTTCAGGGTCTACCCACTCCCTGGGGATCTGCAGTTCTCAATACCTCTTTCTGCAGGTCCCCTTTCTTATACCCTTAAAAAGGCTTTAAAGGCCTATTAGAGACACTTTTAGGCTTTGGGGATATAGAGATATACCAAAACCAAATCTAATGGCTCTAATAGCCTCCTTGCAAAGATAACTGGTTTGTGATATGCTATCAGTCTTGGACAGTTTCGGAGATAGCATCAAGGGTTAAACTCCAAGCGAAGGAAATGTTTAATAAATGTTTCTTGAGTATCTTTACCTATTATTTTTATAAAATAGTGGGTAAAGGGTTGTACTCAGGAAATGTTCTTTGAATTATTCTTTTGATTATTCTTATTATTATTACACCCGCAGGGTGTGCCCCGCAGGGTAGAAAAGAGGAGAAATGAATAAACATGAAAGAACAAATCGTGCTGTCAAAACCAAGGAAGGTTTACAGCATCAAGATTTTAATTGGAAACAAATAACAAACCGTTATAAAAATACATGCTGTGTTTGCAACAGATCAATTACTGTTGGTGACATTATTCTATGGCATAAGGAAGAGAAATTAGTTATGCATTTGCCAGAGGTTTGTAAATTCCTTGGTACCCGCAAGAAAATGCCAAAGAGACGCAAAATACAAGATTCTGGACAGTTTCCAGTAACTGTGTCCTACAGGGTTGATACAATAACAACATGATTATTATTGTAGACATTGACGATACATTGGTTCGTTATGGTGATAATCCAATTCAAAAAAATATTGATTACATAAATAATCTTGAGGGTCGCAAAGTAATAATCACAGGAAGACCAGATGGAGACAGAGCCAGAACTGTTTCAACATTAAAAAAGATTGGTTTTAATTATTCCCGTCTCATGATGAATCCATACGGCACAGATGAGGGAGCCAAATGGAAGCGGGAAGCAGCAGATTCATTATCAGATGTAGTATTAGCAATAGACAATGACCCTAAAGTAAGAAGGATTTATAACTCCCTTGGCATAAAAACCATGGATCCATCAACCATTTGACAACTATTATATGCAAGTGGTACAATAGTATCAATGGGTAGAAAAGGGGTAATTATGTCAAAAAAGACACCAGAAGAACGAATGCAAGAAGCCATGGACTATATCAAAGAAATGGCAGGTATTCAAGATGAAAAGAAATAAAACCTGTATTAAGTGTAAAGAAACTAAATCATTAAAAGAGTTTTATAAAACTACAATTTATAAATGGCAGACAGATGGCCATGATTATTATTGCAAGTCTTGTCGTGTTGGTATTGCTCTTAAAAGCCATAGGGGCGGAGTACGCAAGAAGAAATGCTCTATTGAAGACTGTGAAAGAATACACTATGCTAAGACATATTGTAGAAATCATTACACAAGAATGTTTAGAAATGGTACTACAGAATTATTAGTAGGTAGTCGTAGTAAGCATAAAAAATATAATCCTGAGTATCAAAGAAAAATACATTTAATGAAAAAATATAAATTAACACCAGAAAAATATGAAGAGATGGCTAAGGATGGTTGTCACATTTGTGGTAAACAAGCATTGCCTCACAAATATCTACATGTAGACCACGATCATAATTGCTGTGTTGTTAAATATGATAAAAAAGGTAGAAGTGGATACTTTAAGACATGTGGTTTGTGTGTTAGGGGTATTCTCTGTGACTCATGTAATCAGGCTGTTGGTCAGTATGAAAGAGATAAAATGAGAGATGATTATCCTCTTAAAAATGAAGTCATGATGTATGTGGCCAAGCATAATTGGCTGATTTCTGATAGAATGTTACATCATGGCAAGAAATCCAAAGAACAAGGGAATAGGAAGGGGTAATCATGGGAATCACAAACCTGGTCCAGGTAGGGGTAAGAAAGGTCCAAACACTTCTACAGTACCGTATGAGGTTGAGAGAGGAACGCCTACTTGGTATCTCAAACAGCATAAGACTACTCAAAGACCTGTTCCCTGTGAAAGGTGTAGGCAAAATGCATATTATCAGCATGATGACTTTGGCTACCTTTGTGCTGCTCATTTGCTTGACTTGGTTAATATTGGGGGTGTAGCATTCTCATGGGAAGATTATCCAGAAATGTGGGAAAGGACGGAGAGATTACTCCAGAGACCAGCACCACCATTGTCTACTACTGTGAAGAACACGGAACAGCCATTGGAAACAAGACCTGCCAAGACCAATTTGAAATCGGATGGGTCACAAGCGCAGGAGACTATATAGCCAAGGGTATACCAAATGGGTAACTACGATAGTGCAGAGTATAAGCGTAATAGGAAGATAGTCTTAGAGGCAGCCCAATGGACATGCCATTACTGCAAGGGTGAGGCTAATGAGGCTGATCATATCCTTCCCGTAAGTTTGGGCGGGACTCATGAAGTATCCAATCTACTACCATCATGTAAACAATGTAATGGTACAAGAAGGAATCAAATGATAGTAAGGCTACCTTATTGGAATAGGAAATACAACTGATGGCTACAAAGATACAATGGTTTGGACATACCAAGGTTAGATGGTTTGCTATAGGTAAACCTACAGCCTATCAAACCATATGTCAAATTGTCAAATTAATATCAAACCATATATCCCAAACCATATATGCGCCATACCATAGATATAGAGGTTTGTCAATATCCTTTGTATACCGCCGCAAAATGGGCGGGTATATAAGAGATACCAAACCATTCCTATTGGCTATATATAACAAACCATATATGGCGGATATAAAGGTTTGAATGGTTTGGACAAAATAAATTAATATGGTTTTTTTATTTTTGGTTTGGAAACCCCGTAACAGTATGGACCAAACCATATAATAGAAATTAGTGAAAAAGGAGAAATATATGAGAACAGGATTTAACACAGGACCAAAGGGTATGAGGGAAATATCATCAATAAACCCTCCACTCAATTTGGATCAAACCCTTGAAGAAGCAGTTAGAAAATCTATTGCCAAGGCTACATGGTTAGAAGAAGCAGATTTAGGAGCAGCACAACAGGCTGTTCAACTTGCAGCAACTATGGATGAATATCCAAACCATCGTCATAAGATAGCCCCAGTATTGATTGGTTTGCTATCAAACCTTGGTCTACTTAATAATAGAAAGGCAGCAGAAATGACACCTGCTGATATGTTGGCTGCTATTGCTAATGGCTAATTGGCTTCCCACACATTACACCTTACCTCTACAGGAAGATTTTCCTACTGATGGAGATAAGATTATTAATATCAGTCAGGCTTTATGGCGTTTGCCTGAAAAGAATGACGAAATATTAGTATTAACAGATTGGCAGAAATGGCTATTGAGGTCTGTCTTAGAACGGTATCCAGATGACCATCCTGAGCCTTCTAAGGCTGGTAGGCTGCGTTATAAGCAAGTAGTGATATCTATGCCCAGAAAGAATGGAAAGAGCCTCTTAGGGGCCTTATTAGCCCTTTACGGTATGCTTCTGCATGAGCCTGCCCCTGAAGTAATATCAGTTGCAGCCTCCGCAGACCAGGCTAAAATCGTATATAGACGGCTAAAACATCAGGTAGATTCAAGTGAATTATTAGGACATTTCTTCTCAAGATCAACGGAACATAGAGGACTTTGGACGAAAGATGAAACAGGTATATATAAAGTTATTGCAGCAAAGGCAGCAACTGCACAAGGTCTACATCCTTCATTAGTCATATTTGACGAACTACATGTTGCCAATAGTGATGTGTGGACTGCTATGGCTCTTGGTTCTGCTACCCGCCCAGACGGCATGGTAATTGGAATCACTACTGCAGGTGATGACACATCTGACTTACTAAAAAACCTTTATGAGAACGGATCCAAAGCCATTGATGGCAATGAGGATATGGAAAGGTTTGGATTCTTCTGTTGGGAAGCACCAAAGGGCTGTGCATTAAATGATGAAGAGTCCGTTCGTATGGCAAACCCTCAATTAGCATCAGGAATATTAAATTGGGAGTCTGTTAAAAATGAATTAGCCACAATGCCAGAGGCAGATGCCAGACGGTATAGATTAAACCAGTTTGTATCATCTATGAACGCTTGGTTGCCTGTTGGAGCATGGAATTTATTGCCTGAAGGACGACCTACCAACCCAGAAGTCTTTGCTATTGAACGCACATCTGGTTGGGAATATGTATCTATCGTTACCGCTCAACTTATGCCAGATGGCAAGGTAGCAACAGAACTGGTAGCGTCTTTCAATAACACAAACATTGATGAGATTATTAAGGCTTGTATTAGTCTTGGTAAATATGGC